AGCCGACAATGAACCTGCCCGGCCCGGGTCCTCTTATCCCCACAGATCATGGGCAGGTTGTTGACCCTGCTCCAGTTTCGGTTGATCTTCCACCTTTGCCGGTCGTTGTCGACACGGCCGTTATGCAAGCCGCGAACAACTAAAAGGAGAACAAAATGGCAATGCCACTGTATATCGCGTCGAACGTTACGCCGTTCGCGGCCACGGCCGGCGCCAAGACCGTCCTCAACATCATCGCCGGGGCGAACCAGGCGATCCTGCTCAAGTCCATCACACTCGCGATGGACGGCGTGACGAGCTCGGCTGTCCCCGCGACGGTTGATGTTTGCCAGTCCACCCAGGCCGGTGCCGGTACGGGTTCCGGTTCACCGACGATCACGCAAGCATCCGGTAGGACTCTTGCGGCGCAGGCTACGGTGACCGCGAACTACTCCGCCGAACCAACCGTCCTCACCACCCTCGAGAAGTATTACGTCCCGCAGTTCATGGGGCTATTCCGTTACAACCTGCCTCTCGGTGATGAGTACGAAACGGATTTCTCGGGCGGCACGATCAAGGCGTTGGCGGTTCGCATCAACGTGACCGCGAACGTCAACGTTCTCTGCTCAGCGGGTATTTGGCTAGTCGGCTAAGAAGTTGACACGCACAACAAACGGGATATGTAGTTGTCTCGGATTGGTCGAAGCCAGCCAGTCCAGCCGTTCGCCGGTCACGGCTTCGATGACAGCCTCCCATCAGGTGACGCGCAACCAGCGATCCAGGTTGTCCCGCTCGACACAGATCGGCATCACACCCGACCGTCACTCCCCGCTGTTGTCGCTACCCACGGGTTCGTTGATTCCGGTGTCGGTGTCCCAGGAACCACACCCCCGGAACCGGTCAGCGTTGACCGGGCTGATCAGCGTGTCCGGTATTTGCCGCTGCCGGCGGTTGTTCTCAACCCGGCACTCCTCGCTGTCCAGCCACCTCCAGCGGGGCAACCACCGGCACCGTTCAACGTTGATCGTGTTGACCAGCGGGGTCGGTTCCGTCCGCTTGACCCGAACATCCTCAGCGGCATCCTCGCCGGCTTCGTTCAGGCACCAGCGGCGACACCTCCAGGGCCGTTCGTTGTTCCGCTCGAGGAACGCAAACGATTCCTGGAACGGCTACAGCCGGAAGTCAGACGAGGCTTCGATGACCCAGCCGCACCAGACCCAACCGTTGTCGAGCCGGATGACCGCCGCCGCCGGATCCGTCCGCCTGGCGATCCGCTGGTTGTCAGCGGTGCCCTCGCAGCGTTCTTCGTTGCCCCGGCAGTTCTGCCACCACGGCCGCTCACCGTTTTCTCCGATGAACGGCTGCTCCGCAGAACACTCCAGCCGATTGTTCTCCTGGGGCCGTTCTTCAACCTCATTACCCCGCCGATCGTCACCGGCACCTTCCAAAACAACCCGGCAGGACAAACAGGAAGCACACCCGACGAGCTTGAGCTCGCCAGCGGTCCGGCGGGGCAAACCGGGAGCACACCCTCTGAGGGTGCGTTCGGCACGAATCCTGGGGGCCAGTAGATGATCACCCACTTCAAAGGCAACCGAAACCCGTCTCTGACCGACACCATCACGATCGACGGGGTCGCCGTGAACCTCACCGGCTGCACGGTTGCGTTCTATATGCGTCCGGAAAGTTCCGCGACGTTGAAGGTCAACGGGACCGCCGCGGTTGTGGTATCAGCTCCGGCGGGGACGGTGCGGTACGACTGGGCCGCCAACGATGTCGACACTGACGACACCTACCTGTTCTGGTGGCGCGTCACCTACGCGGGCGGCAACACCCAGGACACACCGATCCGGGTGTTGCAGATGGTCGACCACGCCCCGACCCAGATCCTGGACTACATCGACCGGGAAGACCTCAAATCAACGCTGAGCCTCACTGGGCAGACCTATGCGGACGCCGACATAGACCGGGCCATCACCGCAGCCTCCCGAGGGATAGACCAGACCTGCGGCCGCCGGTTCTACCCAGACCCCGACTCAACCCACGTCCGGTATTTCACGCCGAAGGACCATCTGACGTTCCCGATCGGCGATCTGATCACCCTCACCAGCTTCCAGACCGACACCGCCGGGACAGGCTCTTTTTCTACCGCCTGGGTGCAAAACACCGATTTCATCCTCGAGCCGCTGAACGCTCTGGAGGAGGGGTTTGGGCAGCCGTTCAACCGGATCCGGGTGCTGCCCCGCCAAACCGCCCTACGGCTGTATGGGTGGCCCAGGGAGGCGAAGGTAACGGGTCAGTGGGGCTGGGCCGCCGTGCCTGAACCTGTGAAGCAATACACCGCCATCCTTGCTGGCAGGCTGTTGAAACGAGCCCGTGAAGCGCCGTTCGGGATCGTTAGTCTTGGCTTCGAGGGGGAGGCCGCACGGATAGCCCGGAGTGACCCCGAAGGGGCGTTTCTGCTTGGCCCGTACATGGTCCAAGTGCTGATCGGCTGACCTTGGCTGATCTTGCTGCCATCCGTGCCGGCATCGCCCGGAACCTCTCCGCCATCCCCGACGTTCAGGTGAGCGCCTATCTGTTGGCGAACCCTACGCCGCCGTTGTTGCAGGTCGTTCCCGGAGAGATCGAATGGGATCTCGCCTATGCGCGGGGGTTGGACAAGATCATGTTGAAGGTCCAGGCGTTCGTCGCCTTGACCGAAGACATCGGTTCGCAGGTGACATTGGACAAGTACCTGAACGGCTCCGGCCCCCTGTCCGTGAAAGCGGCGGTTGAGAGTGACGAAACCCTCGGTGGGATCGTCGGAACCTGTCAGGTCACCAACACAGGGGCGGTGCAGCTTTACACCGGTGGTCAAACACCGCAGTTGTTCGTTGAGTGGGAAGTCGAAGTTCTAGCGAGAGGAGCATAGGAATGACCCTATTGTCGAAACAGCCGATCACTCGTGCGGGAGTGACGCCTGCCTACACGGCTGTCACAGCATCCGACACGTTCACACCTGGGCAAAACACTTTCATCCATGTGAAGAACGCTGGTGGTTCTCCGGATGTGTGTGTGATCTCGGTACTCCAGGGCGATCCGCCTGGGTTGGTGATCGCTGACAACTCGGTGTCGGTGACGAACGCGCAGGAGCGGATGATCGGACCGCTTCCTAGCCAGTTCTTCGCGGACCCTGTGACCGGTTTGGCGACAGTGACGCACAGCTTTACTACGTCGGTCACGTCCGGTGTTTTCGACCTTTCGCAGCCGTGACCGATCCGATCATCAACCGATACCGCGTTCGGCTGCCGGTCACCCTCACCGATGAGAACGGCAGCTACACCCAAGGCGAAGAGTTCGACAAGGAATACACCGCCGAAGAAGAAGCCGACCTGCTCGCGTTTCGCGGCGGCGGGCTCGTTGAGATCGTCCCCCGCGAATACAAGGTCGTTGGTGACGCGAACGTTCATGAAACACCGCCGGGCGAGACGTTCACGGCGGCTTTGACGATCGGGGAGGAAGCACATCTAGTCGACGGCGGGTTCATCCAACGCATCGAACCTGAACCACCGAAACCGAAACCCAAGACGAGAAAGAAGAAGGAGGCTTAAATGGCCATTGGCGCATCCACCAATGCCCAGGTGTTCATCAACGCCGTCGACGTGTCAGACCACGTCCACAAAGTCACCGTGGAAGACACAAGAGACTCGGTAGATATCACCGCGATGGGAGCAACATCGAAGGCGGTCACCAAAGGCTTGGGTGACGCCAAGATCACGATTGACCTGTATCAGGACTTCGCCACCAGCAAAACACACCAAACGTTGCAGCCGCTGATCGGTTCTTCAACCACGGTCGCGGTCGAAGTCAGGCCCGTGAACGGTGCGAGGACCGCTACTAACCCGGCTGCTCTGATGTCGGGTCTGCTGATGAATTACACGTTCCTGGACGCGACGGTTGGTGACGCTTCGATGATCACCGCCGAGTTCATCAACGGCGCACAGGCCGGCATGACCTATCCGACCTCGTAACACACATTCAGAAAGGACTGTGATGGCAGACGAGCAAGGCTCGTTCCGAGTCGACGGCAAAACCTATTCGATCGCGCAGGACGCGGACCTTGGCGAGATCACCGACGCTGAGGACGCTTTCGGGATCGACATGGCAACCGCCACAACCATGAAGAAAACGATGGCGATCATGTGGATCTCAATCAAGCGTGTCAATCCCGATGTTGAGATAGACGAGATCCGTGGCATCCCCTTGTCGGTGGTCAGCGAGATCGCTGAGGAGGCTGATGCTGTCCCCCCAGCCGTAAAGCCAGGAGAGCCCAAGAGCATTTCTGGCGAACGTTCCGCAGCAACTTCGGAGGTCCCGGCGGGCGACCCGAGTCTTACTGGCGACCCTGGCTTGGACACTGGTTTGGTCTTGGCCCGGGAGACGTTTTTCGCTGCACTCCAGCCCAACTAGTCGCCTGTTGTGAGTTCGTCAACGAAGCAACCAGGAAACGCTGAGTGAACTTCGAGGTAGTCACCCACGGCTTCCATGAGCTCGAAGCGGCACTAACCGAAGTCGTGATAACGGTTGACCCGGTCCTGTCGAAGTCCCTGCGGGCTTTGGCGGAACCGGTCAAATCTGAGGCGCAAGCATCGGCGCGTGGATGGGTTGGTGGTTCGCGGACCGCGGCGGGGATGCGAATACGTCGCCGTCAGTTGAACGTGCGAGTTGAGCAGGGGTTGAGCAAAACAACCGGCGCTCACCCGAACTGGGGCGGATTGCAGATGAGGCATTTCTTCATCCCGGCGCTCGACCACCACGAGGCGCAGATAGCGGCTGGCGTGGAAACGGTGATCGGAACTCTGGTGGACATCTAAATGGCGAAAACCATTTTCGTAGAGATCATCGGGAACGCCTCCCAGTTCAAGAAGGAACTGACGGGTGCGGTCGCGGCGACGGAGAAAGCCAACAGCGGTTTCCACAAGATGGGGAAGGCTGCTGGGATCGCTGGGCTGGCGCTCGCTGGCGGGCTTGCCCTTGGCCTAGAAAAGTCGGTTCATGCCGCGATGTCCGCGCAGGTTGCGACCGAACGAATGAACACGGCATTCGAGCATTCGCATGTCTCGATCAAAGCTTTTACCGGTGGTATCGAGAAGGCTGAGGCGGCGGGGAGGAAACTTGGTTTCACGAACGCTGAGACTAAGACTTCGCTTGGGTCACTTGTTGTTGCCACCCACAGCGGTACGAAGGCCTTGGATCTTCTCTCGGTAGCTCAGGACGTGGCGCGGTTCAAGGGCACGGATCTTGAGGCGGGCACGAAGACGTTGACGATGGCGATGGCCGGTTCGTAACGGGCTTTGAAACAACTCGGCATCACGCTCGCGCCGGTCACAACACACATGGATGCGCTGAAAGAGAAATACAAGGCTCTCGGTATTTCGATTCCCCCTGCCGCGGCTGCTCAAGCAAAGTTCCTGGACAAGCAGGCCACGGCTGCGGCTGTGATCGATTTGGTGCGGCAGAAGCTTGGTGGTCAGGCGGACGCTTACTCCAAAACCGCGTCCGGTGGGATGAAGGTGTTTAACGCTCAGATGGACAACCTGAAAGAAAAGATCGGGGCTGGGCTGCTGCCGGCGCTGGGGAATGTGATCGGGAAGCTATCAGCTTTCGCGGACTTTCTGGGTAAACACACGACAATCGCGAAGGCTCTTGCCATCGGCCTCGGTGCCCTATCCTTCGCTCTGATAGCTCTCTGGGTGGCGAGTCTGATCGCCGCTTCCGGTATGAGCCTTTTCTGGATCGCCGCAACAGGCGGGCTGATCCTGCTTGTTCCCCTGATCGCCGCCGCGGTCATCGAGATCATCAAACACTGGGACGCGATCAAGGGCGCGATAATGACCGGCGTCAACGCGATCATAGACGCGTTCAACACGGTCAAGGACTCTCTCATCTCCGCCTGGAACGCGGTCGTTGGCGCCATCGAAACTGCTTGGGCTGCCATCAAGTCCGCGTTCACGACCACGATCAACGCGATCAAGAACTTCGTGACCTCCAACTGGCCTTTGATCCTCGCGCCGATCACCGGTGGCATGAGCATCCTTGTCAGTTTCATCATTGACCACTGGGACAAGATCAAGTCCGTCTTCAGCACAGCTCTAGGTGTGATCACCGGTGTTGTACGCAACGCCGCGTCAGCGATCACGGGAGCGGTGAAAACGATGGTCGATGTCATCGTAGGGCTGTTCGACATCCTTAAAGGCGCCTGGGACACTTTAAGAACAGCGGCCGGAAAGACCATCCATTTCCTGTTCGAGAAGGGCGTCCTAACAGTCGTTCATGACCTGATTAACGGGATCCTGACTGTGTGGAACGCGCTCGAGGCTGCCGCCAAGCATGTGATCACTTTCAAGATCAACGTCCCGCACATCAGCCTCCCCCACATCCCCAACCCGTTCGGCAGAGCGGCGGGCGGGCATGTGGACGCGATGGGTAGTTACCTCGTTGGTGAGCGCGGACCCGAGATTTTCACTCCAGGCGCTAGCGGGTTCATCACACCAAACCACGCCCTTGCAGGCGGCGGGGGCGTAACCGTGGTCGTTAATGTCGCCGGTTCTTTGACATCCCAACGCGACCTTGTCGAAAGTGTCCGCAACGCTGTGGTTCAGGCGGGGAAAAGAAACGGCGGAAACATGTTCGCGGGTAACGCATGACCACAGGACTTTGCGAGTGTGGTTGCGGTGAGCCAGCGCCGATCGCGACCTACACGAATCGCCGTTATGGCTGGGTCAAGGGTCAACCAAAGCGTTACATCCACGGACACCAGATCCGTACGAGAAGGACTCAAAGCTCACGCGCATTGACCGAACGCCTAACTGGTCGGTTCGGTGCTGATCATCCTGCGTGGCGTGGCGGGCGGTCTTACAAAGAGGGATATGTCCTGGTCATGGTTGGTCTAGGGCACCCAATGGCGAACCACCAGGGCCGTGTTTTAGAGCATCGCCTCTTAATGGCCGAGACGATTGGGCGGATGCTTCAACCGGAGGAAGTGGTTCATCACATCAATGGTGTCAAGGACGATAATCGAATAGAAAATCTCCAACTGTTCTCGAGCGCCACGGACCACGTCAGTCATCACTGGCGTGAGAGGAGGTGTTCGTCATCGCAGAGCAGTTGAGTAATAACGCCGCTTCAACATTGAACGGCGGTATCGACAACATCGTTACGTCGTTGACGGTGGCGAACGGGTCTGTGTTCCCGGCGACAGGGAACTTCCGGATCATCGTTGACTCCGAAATCATGATTTGTTCGGCTCGGGCCACGAACGTTTTGACGGTCAGCCGCGGGCAGGAGACAACCTCTGCGGCGTCTCATTCGAACGGGGCCGCTGTTACCCATATTTTGACGAAGGGCGGCCTGGACGCTTACACGGTCATCCAGACTTTGGCTGACGCGAAGGGCGATTTGATCGCGGGGACGGCGGCTGATGTGTTCGGCAAGCTCACGGTCGGTGCTAACGACCTTTTTCTGGTTGCCGACTCAACACAAACAACCGGGATGAGATGGGGCGGCACCCACTACGCCACAACGCTCCCTGGCAGCCCTGTAGACGGACAGGAGACGATCCTTGTCGACTCGCTTACGGTGGCCACCTATCAGTGGCGGTTTCGTTGGAACGCAGGTTCCGCCAATACAGACAAGTGGGAGTTCATCGGCGGATCGCCAGTGATAACGGAGGTGGCTACCGCCGAGCTCTTGAACGCGAACGCCGTCTACGTTGCTTTGGCGACGGCAGGCCCCAGTTTTGCTTTGCCTCGAGCCGGTGTTTACACGGTGGAGGTTGGTTGTTTCCCGAAGCAGGCCGCGAACGCACACTACTACATGAGCTACGACATCGGCGGGACGGGTGCGGTTGATGCGGATGCGATGGAGGGGGATTGGGCGAACGCGAACAACGGCACCGCCGGCAGCTACGCCCGCATAAAAACCGGGTTAACAGCGGTGACGTTGACGGCGAAATACAAGTCGCTGACGGGTAACACGACGTTCTCGAAACGGTGGATGCGTGTGACCCCCGTGCGGGTGAGCTAGATGGCGTTCACGGGTCAGGTGGGCCAGGTGTTGTCGACGCCAGGGAACCTCGAGCTCGGCGGACCAGTGCCAGCCACAGCCCCAGCCACCCGGCCGGTGTTGTTGTTGGACATCAACTGGGACGACAACCCCACCATCGAGTTCCCACCCACCGGCTACACCGATGTGTCCCACCGTGTCCGGGCGTTCTCAACACAACGCGGTTCCAACAACTTCGTGGACCGTGTGGAAGCCGGGACAGCGGATGTGGCGTTGGACAACCGTGACGGGATGTTCAACTTCACCCAGCCAGGCCGGTTGTTGATGCGCCGCGCTCGGCTCCGGGCTTTTTTCGACGGTGTGTATTACCCGCTGATCACCGGACACATCGAGTCCTACCAATACTCCTATCCCGGGGTTGACAAGGACGCGGTGTGCCAGATCAAGATTGTGGATGGGTTGAAGGTGTTGGCTCAGCAACTGTTCCCCACCGACTATTCGCGGGACGAGGAACCATCGGATGCCCGGGTTGTCTCTGCGTTGACCGAAGCGGGGATCGGTGCGAGCTTCCAGAACGTTCCTGGCGCCTACGTCGACTCGAGCCTTGTCGCCCCGGTTCAGGTAACCGAGTTCCTCGCCCCCGACATTACGATGGCGGCAACACTCACGAACGCCTCAACCACCGTCACGGTTGCGAGCACCGCGGGACTGTCGGTGGGGATGCTCGTCAACGGCCCCGGTGTTCCCGAAGGCAGGAAGATCGCTTCGGTTGACAGCGCAACGGTGTTCCAGCTGGACGCCCCCATCTTCCTCACTCGTACTAAGACGGTGACGGGTTTGCCGGCGGATTCTTTGACGACGCTTTCCGGTATCAGCGACACCTCGGATTTGTCCACGGGGATGGTGATCGACCCGACGGGAACAGCTTTGGACACGAACGGCAACCAGATTTTCACGCCGTTGGGTTCATTCTTTGTTACCGCGGTTGACTCCAACTCTGTGACGTTCGCGCCGCCGATGACACCACACGTTTGGGGGCCACCCGGATCCGACACCCGCACAATCGACTTCGTTGTTGGCCCATCCCAAACCCTGCGGTTCCCGCACCCGTTCCTCACCGTCACCTCGATCCTGGATCACATCCGGCAAATAGAGGCAACCGAACGAGGACGGTTCCTTGTCCGTGCCGATGGTGTTTACGAGTACCAGGGGTCTGGTTGGCGACCAGCCCAAACCGTCCAGTTGACGTTCGGGGAAAACACCGGAGCCGGTGAGGTGCCCTACCGGGAGGCGCCGGTTGTGTACGACGACACCAACCTGGCGAACGAATACCAACTGAAAAACATCTACACCCAGACGGTCGCGTCGATCACGGACGCCACATCACAACTCGAGTATTTCCGCCGCACAGAGCAGATCGAACAAATCTGGTTTTCGTCAACAGACTTTTCGTTGCCGGCGGACCAGCAGGTGTTCGAGCCGATCCCCCGGCTTGAAGGTGTTGTGACACAGCCGATCTCGAACCCATCGGTGCTGTGGCCGAAACTTTTGGGCTTGGACATTTCCGAAAGGGTTTCGGTCCGGCGGCGACCGCTTGGTGGAAGCGACATCTTCTCAGCATACGACCAGTTCGTTGAGGCGGTCGGCCACGACGGCGACCCCTCCGACTGGCAAGTGAAGTTCATCACCAGCCCCGTGCGGGGGACACCATCGAGCGGGACAGGAAACGCGGTCCAGTTGCCGCTGCTGTTCGGCCATTGACACTTTTGAACATTGACACTTTTGAAGGGAGGCGGAAGCCATCACTGACAACATCCTTGTAACTCCCGGGTCGGGAGCGACTGTCGCCACCGACGATATTGGCGGCGTCCACTACCAGATCGTGAAACTCACATATGGGGCGCTCGACTCGCAAACGCTTGTCAGCACCGGCACGCCGCTCCCCGTGCTCGCCACCGTTGTCGCGCCGGCGGGAGGGTTGATAACCAACCCGATGCCCGCGGCGACACCGACCCTGACGAACGTGGCTTCTTCCGCGTCGTCGGTGACGTTGTTGGCGGCGAACGCGAACAGGTTGGGCGCAACCATCTTTAACGACTCCACCCAACCGCTCTATGTCAAGTTCGGCACAACAGCATCGGTGACCTCGTTCACGTTGATCATGATCGCAGGCGCGTATTGGGAAACACCGTTCCGGTACACAGGAAGACTTGACGGGATCTGGGCGGCAGCGAACGGTAACGCTCGTGTCACGGAGGTGACAGCCTAATGCCGCTTTACACATCCGGCAGCGGCACCACCGTTTCCGTCGACAACAACGGGTCCCTCGTCGGGAACGAGTCCGGGATTGATTTCGTTGCGGGGACGGGGATCACGATTACCGCTACCGATGATGTCGCCGCGGGGTTGGTTCATCTCACGTTTGCCGCGTCAGGTGGTGGAGGGGTCGCGGGGGGAGCGGACTACATCCTTTCTGTCAGCGGCGGCACGGTCACGGCCTCGAGCCCCATCGGTTTGTCAACCGTCACGGGGACCGACGCAGGGAGCGTGTTGCAAAGCTGCATCACGAACCTTGGGTCAACCGGCGGCACGATCGTGTTCCAGCGCGGAACCTACACCTACAACACCGTGGTCCCGGCTTTGCCGACGGGTTTGACGGGTTGGTTGCGGATCATCGGGAACGGCGCCAAAATCCAGCTAGCAACAGGCGCCCGTCGCTTCCTCGACGTTGGCAGAACCGGGGCGGGACAAACACTCCAACTTATCGAGGTTGGCGGGTTCATCCTCGACGGCGGCGCTTTCACCGGATCCCATTCCGTGATCGGCACCAACCAGGGCGGAACCCTCACCACCGGGGACATCGCGATTGACCAACTCTGGATCCACGACATCCGTGGGACGAACTTCCCATCAACGAACGACGCGACCAGCGACCGAACGTTCATCTACTTCTCTAACACAGCCGGGTCAACAGTCAGGTGGGACAACATTCTGCTTCAACGGATCACCGTTGTTGGTTGCGATGGTGGAATCCTTTTCCAGGGTCAGACAACAACGACGATGGGTTTGTTCGTCGCGGAATATGTCAACTGGGACCGGAACTTGGCCCCGAACGGCGCAACGGCGGCGGAGGGGTTCCGGCTTGGTGGCGTGAACGGCAGCGCCGAACGGATCGTCCTTGTCTACTGCACAGCTAAACAGGCGTCCCGGTTCGGATTCTACGTCACGAACTGCAAGATCCTCGACGCCAGAAACTGTTACGCGGAGAACTGCTGGCTGGCAGGGTATTCGTCAACGAACGCGAACGCCTCACCGTCGTTCTTGGCGGTGCAACGGTACACCTACCGCAACTGCGACTACGGAATGACAGGCACCTTTGTGGGGAGCAACAGCGCAGGCTGGTACTCGGTGCCTTTGATCGCTTTTGGGGAGCTCGTCCTCGACTCCTGCTCTGCCTATTCCACATCAACCGGGCAGCCTCTGGCGAACTCAGCCGGGTATTGCGGCATCTACATCGACAGTGGGAGCGCGAACATCCGGGCGATCCGCGTCAACGGCTTCAAACTCGTTGTGGACGCCCTTACATGGTCGACGGCGGCGACGGTGCTGAACTACATCCCTTTGTGGTTCAGCCTTCCGACGGGACGGACGATCCTCGACATCGAAGCCCTCTCCGTTGACGTGACCGGCACCCGCACCGTCAGCGGCGCAAACGACATCGCAGCGATCATACTGGCCATCAACGCCGCCGACGCATTGCTTGGCATCGACGGTTACGACTACTCGTACAACGTCGCAAACGTAGGCAACGACTCCTCGAGAGCTTTCCAGTTAGCGTCTTTGACGATCACCACCCAGAAGATACGCGGGATCGTACGTGGGTTCCGGGTAGTGAACTTCGGCGGCGGCGACACTTTGCCCCGGTTTTGTAACGTCAACGAAGGCAACGTCGCAACCCGGATGGCCGACATCAACTCGTGGGTGCGGTTCGTTGACTGTGATCTGACGAACTTCCCTGGTGTGTCATCACTGGGTATCAACATCGGCACCCCTAGCAAGCCGTTTGTTGATTTCGAGGATGTCCGTTGGAAGGTGTTTCCGAAACCTTCGGAGGCGATGGGCGCCGGCAACTTCACCACAGCAACGTTCACGACAGCCACCGGCAACCAGTTCATCGGCGGCGGCCGGGCGGAAATACATTTCGCGAACGGCACGGGGGCGGCGATCACCAAAATCGAGGTATCCAAAGACGGCACCACCTACGAGGCCGTTTGGACACAAGCTTCCGGTGTGATGGCGCAGGACGTGTTCGCCCCCGTCGACAACGGTGATTTCGTGAAGGTGACGTTCACGACAACCCAACCAACGACCCGTGTGCGTTACAAGCGGTGAGCATCGTTGTTCGGTTTCTACGCAAACCCATCGGTGACACCGTTGTTCCGACGATCGCGTACACGAACCCGGCGTCGGGGGCGACGATTAGCGGCACAACATCAATCCAAGGAACGGCGGGAGACAACGTGGCATTAGCAAGAGTCGAAGTAGCGATAGACGGCGGCGCTTACCAAACAGCGTCCGGCCTAAGCCCCTGGGCATACACACTCGACACAACCACCCTGACGAACGGCCCCCATGTTATTCACGCCCGGGCGGTCGACACATCGGGTAACACGAGTGTGGTTGTTGACAGGAACGTCACGGTCAACAACGTCACCGGCGGCACGTTACAGGTCGCGATCATCAGCCCATTGACGGGTGCGACGTTGCCGCCGTTGGCGTTGATGCGCGGCACGATGTCTAGCACGGGCGCGGCGGTCACGAAAGTCGAGTTGCGCGTCGACAGCGGCAACTACAAACCGTGCCGCATCACCCCCGGCGGCAAATGGGACGTGAGCTACAACACCCATGTTCTTAGTGTCGGGAGCCACACGTTCACGGCCCGGGTGACGGACGCTGTTGCTAACACCGCCACCGTGGCTGTGACGGTGAACGTTGCTTCGACGGGGATCATCCCTGGCATCGGGGTGTTCAAAACCAGCGATGTTGGTTACAACGCTGTTTCGAACAAAGACAGCTTTTCTTGGGTGCTCGCACCCGAGTACACAGACGGCACCGTGAACGCCACCGCGCTTGATGCGGTAGCGCGGCCGGGCCGGTCGACGCTCTGGAGTTGGGCCACGAACATCATTTACGGTTCGCTCGGCGGCGGCGCTCTCCCGTACCAGACGGCCCTAGACAACAACTGGATCATGCACAAGCCCAACGGCGCCATCTACGACTACGGCGACGGCGTAAGCGCCCTCACCAAAGTCGGAGACGTCAATTACCAGCAGGCAACCATCGATCGTTTCCTCAACGTTATTTTGCCGCGGTTCCCCGGGATCGACGGTGTGTTCCAGGACAACATCTTCAACTATCTGTTCCAGGGTCCCAGCATCGAATACCCGG